ATTAAATTCCACGACGTCAGGAGGGGGGCTGTAGACCAATTGTCAAACAATTGGCTAGCCTTGCGGTGGGGGTGGGAACCCTTACTGCAAGATATGCGTTCAGGCGCTGAGCTTCTCGCTCACAAGCTGAACGTACCTTTCAGCCATAGGTACCGCGTCGCAACGACTAAGAAGTCGCCGATCGTGAGTAACTATGCTGATATGGCCGGTGGCGTGATCCGTCAAAAACAGATCATTGCCATTCTTTCGGAGCAGGAATCTATTCCTAAGATGCTGGGTCTACTCGACCCTACCGTCGTGCTCTGGGAGTTAACGCCTTTCTCGATGTTGGTCGACTACGTCGTACCTATTGGGAGCTGGTTAGAAGCTCGAGCATTTGCCTCGGGTCTAACCGGTAAATTTATCACTACCACAAAATACGTTGTGAACGTCGAGAGCATCTCGTTGGGTAAAACCTACGAGCGTGTTCCCGGCTATCCATCGTACTACGTGGGTGACACTAAAGGAGCGTACCTTCGACGCACAACTCTTGATAGAGTAGTGTCGACATCCCTGAGTATACCGAAGCCAAAGGTTCAACCTTTGTCTAAGATATTCTCCGTAAGGCATTCTTTGAATGCCCTGGCTCTTCTCGCGCAAGTGGCGAAAGGGCCTCTCAAAAGTGCCGACGACAAGTTGTTGTCTGCAGCGTTGGACCGAAATCCGACGCGGCAACAGTTGAGATCTCAGCTTAAAGCTGGTGATTCCGGCTTGTTCCGGTTTATGTAACTCCTATTCTCCTCGTGATGAGGTAAGGACAAACCATGGCTGCAATGGCAGATATCACCGCCTATGATGGCGAATCAACCCCCGTCGCCCACGTCTTTGTGGCGGACCACGTGGAATACTCCGGTAGCGATCTTTCGGCCCATTGGCAGGAAAAGACCGTCGGAGTTCCCGAGTACGCTCAAGGAACGCTACTTCTCTCTCGAAAGAAAGTCAGTAGTGGGATCACCCGGGTTGCACTCAGGGTCACTCTTCCCGTGATGGAAAGTGTGAATGGCGCAAACCTCAGTGGCTACACAGCGGCACCAAAAGTGGCGTATGTGGATACAAGTGAACATGTGCAATGGATCCACCCGCGTTCTCTCGCCCAAGGGCGACAGAATTCGAGGACCATTCTGCGCAATATCAATACGAACAACACATCGTCGTCCCCCGCCACAAGTGGCGGTATGGCGTATGATGCGTTTGTTCGCTTGGTCTTCCCGAGCTGACGAAGCTCGGGAGGGTTCACTTGGCACCCCTGCAATGGGGGTGCTAAATTGGTCGGTACTGTGAAGTACCTGTCCTATCATTTTTGTTTAATAACAGGAGTAGATAATGCATAATGCATGTTGGACCCACGAGAGTTCGCCCGATGATTCACTCAAATACATCAGGGAACTCGCTCTCGCCCATGCCCTCCGTGGAGGGGATCAGGGGATTATTATTGCATACTTCATTGTGTGTGACGATTTCCCTTCGATCGTTGGGTTTGAACTGGACTATGACACTCTTACGGTCGCCGAAGCTGCAAACTGCAGACAGGCACTCGCATTTTACCAAAAGTGCGAGTACATCGTTCTTCCGGGGGTTGACCCCAGGAAGGTGGCGCAAGAAAAGTTCTTAGAAGCCGAAGCGGCCTGCCAGTCAACGAATGAGTTATTCCGAAAACGTCGTGCAGGGCTCTTAAATTTCGAGCCCTGGGTTGACGCGGCACTACGCCGTGCGCAATCTAAAATCACGCGTGTTCTTGGAAGGCTCCCGCACGTTCGAGACCTAAAGCTTCGCTTCGGCCCTGGAGCAACGACCCTTACCAAGAAGAAAAATGCTAGCGTAGTCGAAAAGCTACAAGCTGGTGTTTCATGTAGCGAGTCTCTCCTCCCTTATGCAGCAAAACTGCTGGAGGAGATGCCTCAACTTTCGCGTCTACATAACATCTTAGAACCCGATCCTTATGATGACCTCGTTGTGAAACGATGTGAACTAAAGGACATTATCGACATGAAGCATGAATTTCCAGCGATGGAAGTTTATGTCGAAGGTCGACTGACCCCTCTCGAGGGGTTAGAACGGGCTATAGAGGAGCTTGATCGTGAGATCATGCTCCGTGGTTGTGTAGACGTGGTTGAGCGCTGCCCTGTGTTGATCACACATGGGGTAGTTGAATTCGTCCCAAAGAATGCGAAGACGCACCGCTCGATTGTCAAAGAGCCTTCACTGAACACAATGATTCAGCTGGCTTTAGGCGATTACATGGCTAAGCGTTTGCACGCGTTTGGTATTGACATCCGGAACCAGGAGATTAACAAGTCTCTTGCCAAGGAAGGGTCATTAACGGGGGACCTTGGTACCCTCGACCTGTCATCAGCCTCCGATATGATCTCGGAAGAGATTGTACACGAACTTCTACCGGCAGAGTGGGC